ATTGAAAACGCAACCGCACCTATCGCTCCAGTGCCATCTACCCCTACTGCGGTGATGCTCACTTGAGGTATTACATTCTCAATTGCACCTGTCCCAGATACCCCTGTGACAGTAATAACCCGGCCGGTTGAAATCACTACGTTTTCAACTGCGCCGATACCCTCTACCCCAATAGGTATAACGATATCATCGACTTGCACAGAGAAGTTGCCAATTTGGCCTACTCCCTGTACGCCCGATGGGGCGAAAGTCAAGAGCGGCGTAATCGTGCCGACCTGCCCTGTTCCTTCTATCCCAGTGGGTACTACAACATCTTCAGTTGTTGTAGTTACATCCCCTACCGCCCCCGCTCCGGAAACCCCGGTAATAGATGGTGCAACAACTGTAGTAACACTTCCTACATCACCTGTCCCCGATACGCCTGTCGGGATAACAACGGTGGCCTCAATAATGCCACCCCAACTAACACCACTATCGCCCCACGCACCAATTCCCCAGCCTGATATGTTGGTGTCCGGGATGCCACCCCAAGTAGCATCCCCCCATGCACCTTCATCCCAAGCCTTGACAAGATTTGGCACATTCTTTTCCTATCAGGCGATACGAATAATTGCAGTAGAAGCAGCAGCCGCCGGGAACTGGATTTGAAAATCGCCAGAACTTACCTGCTGATCTCCGCCAAAACTTAAAACAGCACACGCGCGTCCTGACGTACCACCGACTGTGGAAGAGTTATAAATCAGACCACCACAAGTAGTAAACGTAGCCGCTGACCAAGTCGTGTTGTCAAAGTCACAGATTGCCGTTGTGCCATCCGAAGTCGGAGTAATCGAAGTTAATGTATTGCCACCAGTGGTATACCCACTTCCACTGCCTAGCTCATCTGAGCCAAGGTCGCTGTAGTTGGTAGTCGCTGCACCAAAGGTGCCACTTCCAGACGCTGTTGCTTTTAACAACGCCAGCTTAAATGTATTACCAGTAGATGCCGTGAAATCATGAAAGGCTCTAAGCACAGAAACCTTAAACGATGTCGGCATTGCAGTGGTTATAGTGATAGGCATATCAATTCTCCAAAAGTTTTACCAATTCAGGATGCCCCGATTCACGGAGTCGATTTGCTAATGTGGTGTTATGCGAAGTTACCGCCTGACGCATATACCGCACCAATACCTCACGTATTTGGGTCTTAAACGCCTCTGCCTGATCACGTATGACCGGGTGAGAACTTTCCCCAATGTATACAATTTTTTCTAACGCCATTTCGGCAACCTCTTCCGGAGTAAATCCTCGCCCCGAAACGGCTACCGCTTTAATATCCCCTAGTAACACACCGCCACCTATCATGCAGGAAACTCCTGTTTTTAATTAAAGCGAAAAATCGCTGTTGTGGCCGTATTTGACGGCATTCTGATCGTAAAGTTTTGGTTGTTACAGGTCTGATTCGTACCAAAATCCAACACAGCTACAGAAGTGTTGCTTTGAGACGTGTTGTAAATGAGCGCTCCTCTTGCAGTAAAAGAAGCCCCCGGCCACGATACATCAGAAAAATCTATGTAAGCAGTGCCTCCGGAAAAACCGATAGTGGCGTTCTGCAATGGTTTCCCGCCAGCGGTATAACCTGTCCCAGATACTTCGTTTGTTGTCGAATATGCCGTCGTTGAAGCGCCCAGTGTCGCGAGGTCTGTATACAATGCAATATACAAAGTATCTCCCACCAAGTCCTGATTACCTTGCAGGACTTGTTGCTTAAAAGAGTTTGTATATGTTTGCGTAAAACTCATCAGGTCACCATGTACTTCACTTGTCCATCCCTATATGCATCACCACGCTCAAGGCCATCGCCCAGCCGCTTGAGTTGCGCCAATGCGTCCTGAAACTTTTTCTCGTAATACGCCATCATGTCCTGCTCTCCCTTTAGGTAGATATTTGCCTCTACCAAAGACCCATACAACAAGGCAGGATCATAGTTATCTCCTAGCCATGTTTGTCCGTCCGGGGCTGTCGTGATTGATTCTGGATAGTAGTAATAATGTAGCTCCATCCCATATGCAGCAGCAGGCGTAGGACCAAAAATAAACGCCAACTCATCCGATATCACACTGCTTTGAACCGAAGGACCAAAAATTGCGTAGTATTTTGGCACCCCAGTAGATGTCGGAGTAGGATAAATCTCACGAATGAAGTTTACGTCCTTGTTCTGCAGATACACATATTCTCCGTCCGGCTTAATCACTGCAAGAGAGAATACGGAAAGAAAATCCGAAGGGCATTGAACGTACTTGTTACTAGCCGCCATTGTTCCCGTGACATTTTTGCGTAAGGCCGCAAGCTGCACAGTGTTATAAATACGTTTTTCAGCCTGCTTGATAAACGTGTTTACCACCCCAGAAGCAAAGGTGTTCTCGGTGTAATCCTCTATCGCAGCAAAAAGTTCCGTGTAGTTCATGTGATTTCTACCGTAACACTGCCTAAACTAAATCCGCCAATTAATGCCTGTGCTACAGGAGAAGGTTGCATCCCAATTGATTCAAACAACGAATCTCCGGGGGCTCCTGCAAAAACAGTCACCGTTGAAACACTTTCTGGACGCGGTTCATAAATAGCTATCGGCTCATTAATCCCGCGCTTCGGCTCAAGTTGTGGGTGCTTTGGTTCGTAGCACTCCTGACAAACTTTAAACCCCGTCCATTCCTTCTTTAATTCTGAATACGGGAACCGTTGGCCACACTGATCACATATGGCTAACGAATATTTGCCAGTTGCATACCCCGCCATCTCAATATCCTAAGTCTGGCGTTAAATACACACTGGCAATATCCCGATCTTCCTGCGCTGCCCGCGCAAACTCTTCTTCATACAACTGCTTCAGCATGACTGTGCGATCTGGGGCCTTTTTTAAAGACAAATAATAGGCTAATCCTGCCGCTAAGCAAGGCAAAAAGCGAAACACTACATCTGCGGTATTCGTATATGCCCCCACATCTTCCATCCGACGAACGGCGTAATAACGGAAGATATATGGCTCCGAATTGTCCGGCGCAGGGTAAACAAAGAGTTTTGGGCTACTTGTACGCTGAACGTAATACTGCGCTGGCCGCGCCTGCGTATTCTTGTCCGGGAGATGGAGATATTCGTTCTGGCTGATTCGGTCAATCGTAATGTCCTGTTGCGTTTGGCCAGAACCTGTACGAATCACCGCAGATAAGACGTTAACGGTGTCAGCAGGCAGCGTGTATTCCGCCTGCCCAAATACCATAGATACCTGCCGTTGCTCAATCGTCCACAGATTGAGTCCTCTATTTGCCCATTCTAGGAACAACAAGTTCAAAGACCGACGAGCGGTCTTCATGTCGTAGCCGTCGCGACCCTCAAGCCCGCAACGCTCATACGCCTCTTCAATCAGGTCATCAAATTCCAGATTGAAGGTGGTTGTTCCAGAGGTTGCCATTTAGCATCCTTTTTTCTTCGCCATGCCGCCAGAAGCATACCGAGTACCTTTTGAGCCACCGAATCTGCCTTGGTTCAACCCCGCTTTGCCACTATGTTTAACGCTTGGCGGTTTGATTTCTTTTACCATCTTGCCAATATCAGGGTCTCTACGACTAGGCGTAACCGCATCACCTACGCGATTAATACTGCCGCCTTTGCCAAAGGTCATGCCCTTGCTGGTTTTACTGAATTTCTTTGCCACTTTGACAGGAATGCCAACTTTTTTCGCAAAAGCCGGGTTATGCGCTGCCGCATCCATCAACTTCTTCTGTTTGGCGCTTTTAGCTGGCATTTTTAGCCTCCATTAGCCGGTCTAACTTCATCTCCAACCGGTCAAGTCTGTCCAATACCCGATTAATATCAGCGTGGACTTCCGCTTTTGTGACGTATTCCTTCGCAATCTCTTCACGAGTGCGATTGAGCAATACCTGCAGCCGATGAACCTCGGCTGACTTTTCTTTCAGAACCCACCCAACCAAGCCAAGGAGGACTGAAAGTACTATGTTCCATACCATGACTTCCATTTCAGCACTTCCACCGTTTTCTGGCCTGCCGCAACCGACTATTCGGGTCTGCCGCAGCCTTTGGAAACTTCTTCATCTGACCCTCACTACGAGCGCAATAAGACTTCCTTCGCGCCGCACGTGCGGCCGAAGGCTTGTCCTCTGTCACCGCAGTCTGCAACTTACTGCCGGGATTAGCACGACGATAAGCAGTTACCCCCTGCTTCGTCATCCCAGCACCGGACTTAGTCGGGCGAAAATTGCCCGACTTGACCGAAGTTGCAATAGGGTTTTCACGCTTTCTAGGCATGATTAGCAGATACGGGTCTTCTTGCCACGCGCAGCACCATTACCACGGGACTGAACAGTCTCAACCATGCCTCCAGAAGCGTAGCCCATGGCCATCTTCTTGCGAGGGCTGACCATACCGCCTGCGGCATAACCCATCATACCGCCGCCCATTTTTTTCATAGGCTTGGAGTCCATAGACAGCATATCGTCGCCAGCCATGCCTTTTTTGGAGGACTTGGCGTAACTCATGCCCTTATCCATGCTCATACCGGACTTCTTCCGGCGCTTGTTCATTTTCATCATCATGATTTGATCCTTTATGCCCAGAAGAATGTTGCCGAAATGACAGTTGTTAGATCAGCGTATGCCCCGTTCTTAAACAAAATACCGTCCTCCGGTAGTGACATATAGATGGCACTACTGCCAGCAGGAACGTCTATTCTGTAAAGAACGGTGCCACCATTACCATCGGTAATCGATACGGAACCCGTTCCCGCATCAGGAGAGACATACACCGCCTTAATACGGGTACGGCCAGTAAAAATGGCCCCATCCGTCGTGCGATAGGTACTCTGTAAATCGCTCATGTACCCCATGGCGACCTCCTAATTAGGTAGCAGAGAACAGGATCGATGCAGCCAAAGTGCAGAATGCGTATGCAAACCAGCTTGTGCCGTCACTGATCAGTTCTACACGGTCACCTGCAACCGAGGAACTTGCCACAAAGGTAATGGTGTCATCTGCGGTGCCAGTATCACCCGCTGCGCCTGCCGCGTTGTACTGCTGACCTTTGATGATGTTTGCGCCGCCATTGGTTACCACGGTGTAAGCAGTGCCTACCGGAGCAGCTTTAACGATAAAGGTAAAGCGCAGACCGGCTGCTGGGAGCGGAAGCGTAGTTACAAATTCGGTAGCCGAATTCAGGAAAATGGTTTTGCCGCTATCGGCTGCAGTCAAAGTGTTGGCAGCAGTTGCGGTAGATACAGCCGCAGGACCGATAAAACCGTTATCAGAGATCACCGGGCCGGTGAACGTAGTATTCGCCATATTGTCCTCACATGCGAGTTGGGCGTATCCGTCTGCATGTCGTCAGCCGGGTCTGTCGAATACGCCGGGAAGCCCCGGAATACGTGCAATATACACTATTGCCAATAAAAGAAAAGGGGCCAATCGGCCCCTTTTCTCGTTCCCCTAATTAGGCTGGGGTGTAGCCTTCTGAACCCCAAATTGCACGGGGATCGGACCAGCCGAAGCTGTAACGCTCACGGGCCTTGTAACGGACGTTACCGGTATCAAAGTCGCCTTCAAAGGCAGTCTTGATGTCGGAACGCTGGAACATCTTCAGGCCGTTCGGTGCATCGGTCATGAGGAACCATGCGTCCGGATCGGTCAGGAAGTGGTTCACGAAGTAGCCTTCTGGAACCATGCCCATCGACTTGATGGCGTTGATGTCGTTGTCTGCGGTTTCGGTACGCAGGGTCGATTTCATCAGGCGCTCTGCGGTAAATTGCAGTTCCTTCGGAATGATCATGCGGCGAACCGACAGAGCGACCTTCAGGCCACGTTCGTCGGTGAAGCCTGCTACATCGATGATGCCCTGTTCCAACGAGGTCTCATTCAGGTCAGCGGCCGTTGTAGGCACGTTGCTGAAGTTAGGACCAAGTGCGGTTGGGTGTGCGCTGTTACACAGCGAAACGCCGTCACCGCCGTTGTATGGGCCAGTGGTGTTGAACGCGTTGTTCAGCACCGAAGCTGCCTTCACCTGCTTGGTGTAGGACATCGAACGGGCCAGTGCCTTGGTGTAACGCGATGCCAGACGGTCATAGAGGTTATCCTCGATGGCCTCTTCAGTCAGCGCGAACGCCAGTGCAACGGTCTCGTGAGTGTAACGAGCGGTGAACGATTCCTGTGCGGAGTCGTAGTTCACGCCAGCACCTTCGTTTTTCGTCGGTGCCTCACCGAAACCGGTCAGCATAACTTCTTCTTCAAACGCACGATCCGACGACTCAATCGAGAAGATTGCTTCGTGTTCGTTTTCGTAGCGCTTGTACTCCATCCCGAACAGAGCGTTCAGGCCGGGCTCTAGTTCTTTAACTAGTTGCGAACGAGAAATAGCCATGATTTAGCTCCTATTAGGTGGGTGCGACGTTGGCAACACCCTCGCTGCCATACAAATGCTTGTTGATCTTAACAATGACTTGGGTAAAGTTAGAACCCAATTCATTGCTCGGTAGTGTATTCAAACCAACTAGCTTTAGCACCAATCCAGCAGCATTGGTATTAGCAATAGTTGAAGAATCTAATTCAGTGGCTGAGACACCAGTAACAACGCTACCTGCTGTGTAAGCAATAGCAGCATTCTTACCAAAGTCAGCTTGAACGATATCTTCGTCAGCTTGAATGGTGAACAATTGGTTAGGATCGTCAACTACATCAGCCGTGATTTGGCCAGTAGTGATGTTGACGGAACCCGGATAGTAGTTCGACCATGTGGGCTTGCCTGAAGTTGGATCAACGTAGTTACAGCCGTTGAATACACCAACCGCAACAGTGTGCGATGCTGCATCAAATCTAACAACATAACCACCAACAATAGTAACCAAGTCGCCTTGGAAAATTGCGCCCGACTGGTTGTCCGCGATCAGGTAGCCATACTGCTTCTGTGCACCAGTAGCAGATAGGTTACCCATAGGGCGGAGACCATAGGCTTTATCGACGTTTGCCATGAATAGCTCCTAAAGGGTTATATAGTCTTAACGACTACCAAAAGTAGTGCGAGAACTCCTTTCGGGGTTCTGGATACGCATTGTCGAGTGAGCGTTTTCACGCATCAACTCATTGTCCACCGCATGAATCTGATCCCGCGCCTTACCGGCATAGTGTGCATTGCGTTCCGCCAAAGTCTCATCTGGAATACGAGCAAGCAAAAGGCCACCAACAGCTACCACACCAGCGTGTTTACCATCTTCGATAGTAGGCAGGGTGTTGCGGTACTCTTCTGGCAGTTCCTCGTTACGCACCAGTTCATAGCCTTCACGAAGACGGCCATAAACATGCTGCTTGTCCTCAAAACCATTGATCTCCGAACGAATCCAGCGATGCTGAAATCCTTTAGGGGCAGGGGGTGCGTCCAACCGTGATGGAGGAGTCCAAGGCTTGCGACGAGCCTCCTTTTCCCGTGAATTACGGGGGGCGCGGTCGATAGTCATTTTCTCTTGGGTCATTTCTTACTCCTTCACGTATTTGGCATATTCCTCGAGAGGAACACCCAATTTCTTTGCGATAGCAACTTGACTCGGTGTTAATTTCACCGAACGGCGTGCACTACTAACCCCGGAACTTCGGGTCGCAGGAGCAACGGCGGGCACGTTCTGCCGTTGTCTCTGTTGAGTCTGTTGAGCAGGGGCAAACCGGTGTGGAAACTCCTGTCTGATCCTGTTGTCTAATTCAGTATAGTACTCGTCAGATTCCGGGTCAAATCCTTCCTCATCCACCATGGCTGCATGGATACCCCATGCCGCATATGTCATGGTTTTGTCTTTACCGAACCACTCATTTTTCGAGGCCCAATCCTCTGCCTTCATACTTGGAGGGCGTTTGGCAGGGGCGGCTTGTTGAACCGGGGCGGGCTGTGGAGCCGGAGCCTGCGCTTGCTGCTGTTGCTGGTACTGGAGCCATGAATTGACTTGCTGCTGCTCCAATGACAACTGCATCAGCCGCTCTTGAGCTTCTGTCTCAGTATCAATGTCCCCTTCTTCCCGAGCACGGCGAATAATGGCCTTGAGCTGATCTGCCTGCGTGGTTATGCGAGTTTTTGTCTCACTCAACCGATTGGTATCGGTCACCACCAGCTTTTGCTCTAGCTCTTGTGCCTTGGCGTGAACGCTACGGGCATATTCCAGCGCGGCTTGCTCTCTGCGCTCCGCTTCCCGCATTTTTGCTGTCAATTTGGAAATGCGCCTTTGCACATTCTCACTGACGTTATCTAGTTCCTCGCTGTGCTTGCTTTGAGCCGTCTCTGGGGCAGGTTCCGGCTTTGCTGCCGACGGCGCGGGCGATTCTTCTGGCGATTCAAGCTCAGGAACATCAACCAATGTCTCCTGTTCGCCTTCCCCCAAATTAAATTCCAGTTGTGAATCAGGTACGGTATTCGTCATAAGGGCCTCACATGTGCAGAATGTCTTCTGGATTGTTGATGCGGGCGAGAATCTCGTCATCATTCAAGATTCGGATTTCCCCACCGTCTAGACCGATACGCGCACCCGCATAGCGGCCAAAAATTACCCAATCGCCCTTTTGACACCAAGGACCATTAGGAAATTTACCTTCGTCTTTGTAAGCTAGGTCCCCAACAGCCAAAACGTAGCCACAAACCGTGGTCAGTTGCTGTTTTTCGCGGGTTTGATCGGACAGAACAATACCGCCCTTGGTCTTTTCGGCCCCACGGTAGGGGAGAATGACGACACGCCAGCCTGTTGGCTGTGGGACACGGTCCAAGACTGAGCCATCAAGATTTTCGACAGTAAGACTGCCGTCTTCTGAGTAAGCGTCGTCAAGGCTAGGCTCCTTTTCGTCCGCTTCTTTGGCCCATTTTTCTTCTAATGCTGTCAAAGTCATAACATAGTTCCTTATGAGTCAGGATTTTTCTTGAGAAGCGCTAAGATTTCGTTCTCGACGAATTTGTAGCCTTCTATCCTGCCCATCAGGAACTTGTAATGTTCCATGTCCTTGACTCCACCCGAAACAATCATCTCTTCGGACTGTTTTCTTAGGTTTCGGACGGCGTAGAGCACTTTTTCAGTAAACTCAAGCATGGATTACCCCAAGTACGCAGACAGTACAGGCCCTATCTGAAGGCTACATAACAATTATGCATGTGTATTTATAAAAATACACGTGTTTTATGCGATTTTTACCTTTTTAAATGCATCTTTGCGGTAAACATAGGTCACCCGAGGGTCTGACAATGTTTCACGTGGAACATTTTTGCCCCGTTTGGGCATCTGTCCCTTATTTTTCATAAGGTCTTTAGGTTTGCCGCGCATTTCTGCCTCCTTGTTGGGCCATCTTCATGACGTTTTGGTCCATCTTGGCCATAGCCAACGCCTGAGTCTGCTGCAGTTTGGCCTGATCCACCGCCATATCGTTCTGTTCACGCTGCTGGTCAAAGGACAACCGTGCCTGATCTATCTGCGCATTGGTCTGATCACGCTGGGCAGCCTGCGCCAACTCCTGCTTCTTCAACTCAATCAACGGATCAGGCGGTTGCTGGTTGGCTCCAGACAACTCATCCTGCAGTTTCTTGACCTCTTGGAAGAATTCGGCGCACTTCAACGCAATCATCGCCTCACGCTGCAAGGGAGATACCAACTGATCGGGGTCCGTCCCATATTGCTTGAACAATTCCGCCTCGACCCACTCCTCTGCCTTCTTGGTAATGTGATCAAAAATATGCTTTTGCAGAATAATCGCCACATTTGGCATTGCTGCCATCATTGGGGACAGACCAAACATGATATGGCTCATAATATGCGCATCATGCTGCTGGCCCGCAAACGCCTTCAACTGCGAACCATCTAGCGCCTGCGCATTCTCACTGGTTGGGTCCTTCGGCTTATCAATGTCCTGACTGGTCAGCAACCCATCAATATCCCTTACCCCAATGGCCTCATACATGCGGCGATATGCCTCATGCATGTTGTGCATTTGAGGTGCGCTTTGCGCCAACTGCAACTCCGTTTGCGCCATAGTGATGCGCTGGGCGACGGAGAAGATGTTGGGGTCGGACACCGGCAGAATGTCGATACGGTCATCAAAGTCCTTTCGCTTGATCTTCTTCGACTCGCCCGGAACCTCATACGGGTACTCGTCTGGCAGATAATCGGCAAAACCTTTGGCCAACAACTGGAACTCGAGCTTCTGGGAATAATGCAGGCGCTTGTGTATCGCCGACATGACCGACGACCCCTTCTCAAGCAACGCAATCGTCGTCCCTACCGCCGCATTCT